TAAAATCGGTGACCACAAAGAAATCATCGATGTCACGCCAGAGTCGGAAGTCATTGATTCAGGAAGCACTGAAGATAGCACAGACTGATTTCTTCAAAGCTTTTCATATGGTGCATAACTCACACATGACTACAAGTGTGGGGATAGTAGGTATTAAAGTTAACGAGAGGAAAAAAGATGCGAAAGAAGAATAACAAGCACTTTAAGCAGATTAAACCTATTGAAGTAGAAACAACAGGTTTGCCTGATAAAGTTAGAGTTGGTTATAAGGATATTAAAATTAAATATGTAAGACCAGATTTTAAAAAATGGCAGATGACAGATTGTTTTGGAGAATATGATTATAGACAAAACTTAATACATATTCAACACGACCTTTGTGGACAGGAAAGAGTCAATACAATATTTCATGAAATCATGCATGCTGCTGTTCAAGTTAGTGGTTTGAATCAAGAGAAGTGTGCTCTTGAAAAAGATGAGCATGAGGAATCTGTTGTAAATGTATTATCAAATATGATGATGGCAGTCTTCAGAGATAACCCTTGGCTCATAAAAATGATAGAAAAAGATATAGAAAACACAGATTAAAAGCATAACCTTGCCCTATTGGTTTTATGTCTAAAACAAACGAATACAAGTTATATCAACTACTAAAAAACAATTTAAAAAATACACATTTTACAAGGATAGAATCACACACTGAACTAGGTATTCCTGACGTAAATGCTTGTCATAATGGACAAGAAGTATGGTTAGAACTCAAGGCTAATACACGCAAGGATTTGGGGTTAAGCAAGTACCAAATCGTGTGGATGAAGAAACGAATTAAGCATGGTGGTAATGTTTGGATTGCGAACCGACCCCTCTTGGACAAGACCCTTAGATTCTACGACCCGAGTACCATTGACCCTGGTTCGCTGACCTCGGTTCTGGAACAACCTACCCTCGTCCTCGGACAACGGTCGATTGATTGGGACCTGGTGATGGAGATCCTGTTTCCGCGGGCCCAGCAGCGTAGCTCACCAACCCTCGCCCTCGGGAAATAACAAAACTTCAAATAGTTGGTGGGTTGATAGAAGTTACCAGGATCCCAGAGCAGCTCAGGACAAACCTCGTACCTCGTTCAAAACCTCAACTTTGAAGCTGTGGGTTGGACATTAGGAGCTGGCCAGGATCGCAACCAGTTCCACCACCCACATTTTTTTATTGACATTTGTTCTTGGTTAGGTAATCTCGGTGCATATGTTGTCGAATAACTCCGACTTAAACATTAGAGAAAGGAGCCCTGACTCGTCATCAGGAAGCTCCTTCCTCGTACCTCGTTTCACGCCTATCTTTGGATTTACATGACTAGATAGTTGAGCTGACCCAGCAGCCAGAGCCAGTCACCCACCTCTACTTCCCTGCCTTTCGAAAAATTTTTTCTTGACAACAAAAGCTACAGGTCTTATATAGATAAGATAACTTAACAAAGGAGAAAATATGAATTCAATTCTAGTCGAACTAACTTTTTGCACGGCGGTCATTGGTGTGTTGATGCTTGTGGGGGTGCTGTCATGGTAAATGAAGAAAGAGAGAACGTTGTTTACACATGCCCGAAGCATGGTAAAGAAACATACTTTAGCATCAAGAAGTTAGAGAGAATGCCGAAGATGCGTGATTACGTGTACGTATGGTTTAAGCACAAGAAACAATCGGAAAAGATGTGGGTGCGAATCACTCAAGGAAGCCGTGTCAAAGGACAAGGTACATTAGACAATCAACCACAAGTACTAAAGTTCTACAAGCATGGTGACATAATCAAGTTCCAAACAGATGTGGAGGGCATAACATGGGGACGATAAAAGAATGGCTAAAAGATGGTGAACAGCAGGAGCTGTTCACCATACAAGACATCGCTGACCACGGCTGTCAAGGCGGAGTGTCGGGATTGATATACTATCGGGAAACTGAGAAGTTCCACGATGATCATGAGCAGGAGATTTGGGATCTGGTGCAGCAGCTCGCAGAAGACTCTGGTCAGAGTATTATGAAATACATTGGTAACATTTCTAAAGCTGGTTCCCTGAGCCAGTTGCTCAATGACCTAGTTTGGTTGGCCGTTGAGGTCAGAGCACGAGACATCCTCGATGAACGAGAAGCCGCCTGATGGTCCTCGCTATAATATTACTGCTGCTGGTATCGCCACGGTCCCTGTTGACTGTACTGGCGATCGCAGCGATGATCCTGATGAAGCTCTTCTAAGCCTCGCCTCGCTCGCACTGCACATGATTCCTGGATGATGGGTGGGTTGACTGTACTGGCCAGATCCGCCAGGCGAAGTTCACGGAAGCTCGACCTCGTAGAAGAACACAACTTATACCAATAATGTGTGGGTTAGATTTCCTGCTGGGCCCGATCGCAAATTTCACCCACCTTTCAGGTCGTAAAATTTTTACGCTTGACATCTTATCGAGCTATGACTATATATGTAGAAGTAATTACTAACTTAAACTTAACAAAGGAGAAAACATGGGCTTTGATTTATATAGTCTAGGAAAACACAAATCAGAAAAAGGCGAATACTTTAGAAACAATGTTTGGCATTGGCGAAGGTTAGCCGACTTTATCTGCACACAAACAAAAGTTATAGATGAAAAAGATAAAGACGATTGGCAAATGAATAATGGACACGAAGTGTCAGAAGAAACTGCAAAGCAAATTGCACAACAGTTAAAAGCCCTTATCAAAGATGGCACAGTTTCCAAAGCTATCAAAGAAGTAGAGGAAGAAGAAAAGAAAGCCGAAACCAACAATGCACAAGTTCAGAAGTTGCATCAGATGTTGCGTGATAAGGTAGAGAAAGAAACGGGAAAAGAAAATCTTGCACCGATAGACTATCCAAAAGCTGACCATGATACGTGGGAATGGATACAAAAACGATATGACTATGGTAGTTCATATCCTTTTACAATGGAAAACGTAGAAGAATTTATTCAGTTCTGCGAAGATAGTAATGGGTTTAAAATCTGTTAATGGATTATGTTTTGTATTTTATTATCGCTGTCGGTGTTGCGTGTTTAATTCATTTCATTGATAGTTATTAACGCCTCGCCTCGCTCGGCGAGGCGAAGTCTGTATTAATCTCATAGATTACTAAACGGCGTACCAGTGAAGAACTCGGTTGGACTTCGTGGAACTTAAAAAATGCCATGAGGTGTAGGTCGCGTTGTCCTCGTTTCGTGCGTGTGCGTGGCTCTATGGAAGACTTTTTTAGAACTCAAAGGGGGTAAATTATGATTTTGTTCTATTTTGAATTTTTAGAACTTATAAAAAAATTATTTAAAAAGATAAAATAGTTGTTGTAATTTGTTTTTTAATTTTGTAATTTAAAATCCTAACTTAACAAAAGGAGAAAACAAATGACTGTTAATATAACAAACGTCAAAAACTTTTCAGTTTATAAAGAGTTAGAATTAGAAAAAGCTGAAAAGATAAAATATGCTTATGCGTCAATTAAAATGACAAGAAAGCAATCAAATAAAATAATTGAACTTTTACAACAAGAGGTCAGTTTATTATTTGATAAAAAACCAAAAACTAATGTTTTATTCATTAAGGATAAAAACAAAAATGTAGTTGGCTCAATTCAAAAGATTGCAAGAAAGTCTAAAAGATTTGACACAACTGCATTTAAAGAAAAGTTTCCAAAACTTTATAATGAGTTTTTGGTTGATAGTGAAAGTTGTGAATTCAAACCATTACTTGATGAGGTATTGAATGAGCAACGATAATCATAACTTTTTAGCAAAAGTAATTAATACTAATCTTGAAAAAAAGTTTTCAAGTGATGAAATTTCTAAAAGATTAGATAGCAAAGTTATAAGACAATTAGATTATGAACTTTGTTATAAAACTTTAGAGAGTGTAGTTGAGGAAACTATTTTGGAATATCAAGGTACTGAATGCGTTGAGTTTATGAAACAAAAGTATTTTGATAAATTCAAAAACTTACTTGAAAAGATGAATGGTATTAATTCTAATGGCTAGAATTTTTAACCTTAAACCCGATTATATCCCCGAGCAATTCGGGGGTATATACTTTTTAATCTCTCGTAAAAATGGTGTCATTAAATATATCGGAATGTCTAAATTTGATGTCCACCAAAGATTAAGAAATTACGATTTAGAAAGAATGAATTGTGATGTCAAAATCTTACGAGTTAAAGACGTTGATAAAATACGTTGGTATGAAAGACGTTGGATACAAAAGTATCGTCCAAGTTGGAACGTTCGTATCTATTCAAAACGTACCAATTACCTACACAATCCATATCTTTAACTGGTAGCTGCGTTTAGGCGATCTCTTTCCAGCGATCGCCTTCACCTGCTTTTCTATACAATATCTAGTAGATAGATTTACCAAAAACCACAGCATAGGGTATTCGCACCCCCCCACCACGCATCAGGGCGTTGATGGTACCGACAATTTAGACTTTAGACAAGTTGAATACACGCAGAGAAGTGATATATTCTACGTTATGAACACGGAATTGCTTACTACTAGTCAATTACGAGATAAGTTAGAAACTACTTGGTTACAACATATTAAACTTTGCCAAGATAATTTTTTATATTTTGTTGCAAATGTATGGCCTGATTTCATTTATCGTAAGAC